TTTGGATTTATTAAATCTTTCCCTCTTAAACCTTTTGCATAGCGCTTTCTCATAGTTCGGAACGTTAGACCTGAAACTTCTGCCCACTCAGTAAAAGTCTTTGTTTCACCATCGATAATAACTTTTACATTGCTCCGACGGTTTCTCGATTGTTCTGTCATAGTAGACCATTTGCAATTAGATGGCTCGTAATTACCATCATTGTCGATTCTGTCAATTGTTAAATCATCTGAATAACCATTGTTAGCAGCCCATTCATGGAACACTTCGAACTCTAGCCATTCATCGCAAACTATAATACCGCGAGCACCATAATCTTTATAAGCAGGTTCGTTATTATTAAAGCATCTATTCTTAATACCACTCCATATAGAGAACAACCTTGTATCCGATTTGCCATGTGTTGTAAATTGTTTTGAGACAGTATCTTTATGAAGACACCCACAACTCTCTATTTTACAACCTCTTAAATGGTCACCTCTAACAAGTTTCTCATTTCCACACTCGCATAGGCATTTCCAATACACTTTACTGCCAACTAAATGCGAATAACCAATTACAGTTAACCTACCGAAACGCTTTCCTTCTAAGTTAACTCTAATAGCCATATCGATAACCTCCCCAGATTATCCCCGTATTATAGTGAGCAGGAAGGTGGGTACCTTCTTTTCGGGAGCGACCCTAGCTCATATTTTAAATTATATCACGATTGATAGTATTACTCTGTTGTATTAATACGGATACCAGGAACTTTTTCCTCAATCACAAATACATCAAAGTATTTACGTTCATAGTACAAGTACTTGCCACCAGTTGTAGCAGATGGTTGATCAAGTGATACGAACTCATATTTCTGTGGTGAGATAACCGATAACGGATGAACTAAAATCATATTGATTTGTTTTGCAGTTGGGTCAACAACTGCGCCATCAGTAAAGTTGTAAGCAGTTTTCATACGTGATGATGGTACAACCTTAATTGTCACATCATCTAATGAATAAATACTACGTTTTACAGCACCGTTATTAGCAATGACATCTAATGAGCGTTGTAACCCTTGTGCCGCCTTAAGCAACTTCATCGAATACTGAAAGAATATTTTCTTGAGTTAAAGCTGTATTGTCAGGAGTGCCACCATATGATTGATATTCCGCTAACAATTTAGAAGACATGTACTTATCCATTTCCGGCATTTTTTGTTCATTATTAAACACATTAGTAATGTTCGCAATTGATAACGCAATGTTTGTTTCGTCAATGTCCATCGGGTCAACTAATGTACGAAATTCACGGTCATGTTCGATAGTTTTTGGCTCCCAATCGTTATCTGCTCGTCGAGTGAATGACCCAACAACGTCACGGTCAACGTCAACAAATCCACCTACTGTAATACGTGGGATTTGGATTGTTTTAGCACTCGTCCATTTTAAATTTTGGTTATTTGGCGTGTTATAAAGCTCTGCGAAATACAATCCTTCGGAAAATTTTTGTTGCAATGCTTGTGAGTAAAGGGTTGCATAGTTTGCTTGAGCAAACATTTGAATATTTAAATTCATCAGCATTTTCATGCCATTATAATTTGGTAATGATGCAATTACGTTTTTCATATTCATTTCCTCCTGGAATATCTTATTTGTTATTTAAATGCAGCTGCCCAAGCTTCTGCTTCGGTAGTAGATTGTTTTTGATGTTGCCCTATTGAAAATTTAGGTTTAGGTGTTTCTTCTTTTTCAACTTCAACCTGTGCGAAATGAGGATACTTTTCAACCACTTTTGAAATAGCTGTATCCATATCTACATCCTCACTCACCATCGTTTTAGCAAGCGTCACAACATCAGTGACATAATCAGCATTAACGCCAGCTTTCATTGCACTGATTTGTGCTTTGAGTACTGAGTTTTCATCTATTAAAGTACCATGATTTGTTTCTAGCTCCTTTAAACGCTCAGCTTGCTTTTCTTGCTCTGTTTTCTGTGAATCTTGCCACTCTTTGAATTTAGCTAGACCTTCTTTAGCATCTTTAAAATCGCTAATGCCTAGCTCTTTCAACATTTTTTCCTGTTGTTTACTTGATTCACGTTTAACTAGGTTGTTGACATCATCTTGTGTAAATGTCTTTTCAGGTGATGTTGAACCCTTACCTCCGCCATTATCTACAGGTGGTGGATCCGCTGGAGGTGTTGGGTCAACAGGTGGTTCTTCAACTTCTCCGCCAAACATCTGAATATCCAAAGGTCTCCATCCAGCATTTGGTGTCGGTAGCTGGTATACCGTTTTTGACATTTCTTTCGTCATAATAAAGCCCTCCAATATGGATAGTTTTCCTTCCATTCTTTATAGCGTCTACGGATAAAGACAAAAATAAAAAGTCGTATCTCTACGACTTAATCACTCGCTCTTTATCGTATCTGCGAGCAAGATCATACTCATTTACAAAATCACGTACTTTAGTTTGTCGATTACGGACCAACTGTTTGTACTTTTGTATCACTTTTTCGTCACCAAGCTCATTAGCAAGATTAAGAGAACGTTTTGCCTTTCGGACTTGACGCTCATAATACCGTTGCTGTTGTGATAACTTATATTGTTCTCGTATTTCATCTTCATAGTATTGAATTTGATTATTAGTATTTAAGCCATCAATAAACGGATATAAGATGTGACGACAATTTATACCTCTGATTCCCCACGGCTCACTATATCCAAATTCATAGATTGATGGATATTTAGGATCACTCGAAGGATTGCTCATCGAACAAACATTACCTTGTATTTCTGCACATGCTGGTCTTGGGTCTGCATAGCTGTTAACGAGCACTAGATCAATGTCGTATTCATCCATTCGAGATAGTCGCAATTCGTTGTACGTGTTGTTAACGGCATTACGGATTACTGTGTCAGCGTACTGTTCTAAGTGCCAAGTACGACCCGCCTTATCAACGAAACCTGTTTTAATGCCTTTATCAGCCCATTTAATGACTGTATCAGCAACAGCTTGATTTATTGTCTTATTGCCAGCTAAAACCTGTGCTGTGGTCTGTTCAACGATTTTACGATACATAATAGCCACAGTACCTTGACCGAATGTTGTTGTGATAAGTGTTTGATTAACATAATTGTCTAGCTCCAAGAACGCTTGTTTAACATAGCTTTCTAGAACTAAATCCAACTCTGTAGGTGGTGGTAAAGGCTTATACTTTCCACTTACCTCATCATCTACGCTTTGAATTGTCTTGTTTCCAACATCCTCAATAATTTGTCTGATTGTACTAGTTGCAATACCTGTAGCTATAGACAACTCTCGAATAGTCTCAAGATTGAACATACGCAATTGTTGCATCTTTTCTACTTGCCACTGTAATACATAGTCTTTATCATGCTCAGGATTAGACTTAAGGCGATTTGCTATCTGTTTGAATAATTCGTCCTCTAAAGCCACATAGATGTCTGTAATCTGTGATGTGTACAGGTTAAATTGATATGGAGTGATGATAGGTCTTGGCATCTAATCACTCCTTTTGTCCAAAGAGACTAACTTCTTTCACAATTTCATCATGTTCCGGAGAAGATCTATTATTCTCCTCTCTAATTTCTTGTAATATCTTAATAGCTTCTTTTTCAGGTACTTTATGCACCTTCATAATCGCTCTTACTTTTGATGTTAATTCAGCACCAACCAATTGGATTTGCTTATTCATTTCACTTGCAGCATCTTCTGCGATACTGTCATCAAAGCCAATTGTTACATCATAGCCACATGCTGGACGATCAAATAATTCGTACATCTCACCTAAATCAATGATGATTTCGACCAGTTGTTTTAGTGCCTCACCGACCACGACTTCATGCGTTTGCTTTGTTCTGAATGTCTTACTATCCTGACTAATAACTTCTGTGGCCGTTTTCACTGATTGACCATTAAACGTGAATGTTCCACTAGAAAATCCTGTTTGCATTGATAATAGATTTAACAAAGCATTAATGCCATCGACATGCTCTGTTACTCGTAAACCTACAGTGCTGTCATGAATTTTGTTATCATCCATGTCACCACCCATAGCTTCGTAAACTTCATCGTTTTCATCAAAGAAACGTCGCATCGTGTTATTTTTCCTGTCCAAAACTGTGTTTACCATACTTTCAGGAACGATAATTCGGCGCTTACCAAGTACAAATTCACGTTGGAAGCTATCAAATGCAATATCAAGGCTCTTTAATGTATCTAGTGCGTTTGCATAGATTGGCACACCTAGAGGACTGGTTAAATCAATGTTGTTTGCAATGTTCGGGTGAATGTAGACAAATAGGCTTCTTCGTGCATTTTCAATCGGTACTTCATCGTCTAAGTCATCATATAAAGTCGATAACGGTATCTTTTTGCCGAGTTCATTTACATTTTCACTTACATAAAGCTCGTTTCTAATGACATATTTATCATCTTCCCAAAGATGCCATTCAAGATGTGTGTAAGTTTTCTTTCCTTCAACTGTAACGTTAGTGAATACACCTTCGTAAATACCCTGACTATTCCAAGAGATTGGAATAAAAGAGTCTGCTTTTACGTATGACAATATAATCTTGTCATCATCAACATACGGTTTTACGACCATGCCACCCATGGCAAAACTATATTCTAAGTAACGTTGGAATTGCTTGTAGAAATTATTATCATCAAGCGCCTCATGAACGAAGTCAGATGTAGCGTCGTCAGAAATGTTAATCTCGCATTTCTCATTAAAGATTATCTTGGCCATTTCCTCACTGAGCACTTTAGCCATATTTAATGAAGCCCTACGGCGCTTTTGTTGACCACTGGCGACCGTGTGATAAAATACGTCGTGCCATTCACTGAAATAACCCTTGTATATCTGTTGCCATTTCTCAATTTCTTTGTAGGTCTGGTCTGTTATCGGTATCTTTTTAATATCCGAGACATCCTTTATTTTTTGCACTAACCCCAATTTAACCATCACCCCTTTCATCCAGTTAATTGTTTTATTGAACATGTCATCACCACGCTTCGACCATAATAAAAAGCCGATTGAAAATCATCGGCTTTACAAGGTTATTTAATATCTATATTTTCCGTCTCACACTTAGGACAAAGAGTATAAGAATTTATTCTTTCAACTGTATTACCATCTTGTGTTTCTATTACTCTATGATCAACAAGATGTGGTATAACCCAATTGCTATTAGTTGACTTTGTATAATCGAATATTTTCCCTCCACGATTTGTTTTGACATCAGCACTGTAACTATTACCACAAATACAATCTACTTTAATTGTATATTCCATAACTATCACTCCTTGGTTTTAGACTACAGTACATTATATCCATCCATTTACTCTTTTAAACTTTTTAACTATGAAAGTATGAAATTTTATTCTTACCTCACATATCGTTTGAAGAAGTAGTTATTAGCATAGCGACACTCGTCTAGTGCGTGGTTAAAATCATCAATTGGCTCACCATTATCTAGACGAACATACATTCCAATTTCTTTTAAGAAATCGTAGTGATCGTATTCGCTATCTGTCTCAACAATTAAAAAATGCTCGTCAGTCATTGAGTTTTGTAGGCGTTCAATACCTACCTCAATTCCTTTTGAGCTTCCTGTAATATCTTTGTTATTGTTGTCTGCTGCCTTTGTCTGTACACCCAACAAGTGCAATTCCTCTCGAAGTGATTTACACGCCGGGTCAACAAAGAACTCTGTATAACGCATTTCAAACGTTTTAACACACCATTCTTTGAATTTAACTAACTCTTTAGCATAAGTTGACATTGCTTTGACTTGCCCTGTCTCAGCACCACTATGATAGTAGTTAGCTACACGTAATAGCCTGAATTTATCCTCATATTTAACTACCATGTTGCAGCTACATGAAGTAGCATCCGATTGTCCACCATCAGCCACAAAGAACATTTCGTAAATCTGTCCTCGTATCTTTGGTAGTACATTAGCTTTCATATTGAACATACTGTAAATAACACCTTGAGGCATTACACGTTTACCTTCCCAGTCACGTTCAAATAAGTAAGGGTTCTTGGATAGGATTTCGTAAATTTCTTGCTTGCGTTCCTCGGTGATAATCGGGTTATCTTGTATTGTCCAATGCATCCAGCGAGTGTTTTGAACATCGAATACCTCGCTAATAACTGGATGGTGTGGCGCTGGTGGGTTTAAATCTGCTAAGTGATATCGATCTTGTGCAGCAAAGGTACGACGGAAACATTCTTGAATCATTTTCATGTTCAATAAGTTAATCTCGCAAAATACCACGCTACCAAGCGACATACCAGTGATTGCACCAACACTGTTGGATTTGCCTCCACCTTTGTAATAAACCTTTTTAACACCGTTTGGAGTATGAATTTCAAGGTGTGAGCCATGTTCATCGTGTTTTATTTCAGCTAGGTCGCCGAAGATGTGTTTAAGGCCTGTGCCGTCACCATCGATGAATAAGCGATACGCTTGTTCCTGGTTAAAAGCAACAATTAGATGGTTTGTGTCCCTCGTCCATGTTAAGTAATCAGCATAACGGAAATGCCCAGCTGTTGTTTTACCAGACCGTGGTGTACCTTCTAGAACATCGAATGTGTAGTTATAATCACGATAAATGGCTTCAAGCTGTTTAGGACTGAATCTAATATCAATCTTCGCCATGTTGTTCACGTTCTTTCATCATTTGTTCAAACTGCTTACGCCCTTCCACCAATGCATCCAACATCGAAGTATCTTTCTTATCGCCACGTAATTTAGCAGCTCGCATTTCTGCAAAGTCTGTTTCTGCTTTAAGCTTCTCAACTTGGAATTGCTTCAACTCACGTTCGTTCAACAGGTCCATATGTTTGGATAAGAACTCAAGTGCTTTCATCTTGTCAGCAAGCTTGACGCTAATGCCATCCTTACCTTGCTTAACCTCAGTAATAAGCGTTCCGTCAAGTTCAGCTGATTCATTCAGATGCACATAGTTGAATGCGTATGTCTTAACGTTGCCATTCATATCAAGCTCTGGTTGACCATCTTCACCATATATGACTTCTTCTTGCCTACCAAACTTTAAATAGTCCGTTATGTCGGCAAAAGCTATGTCTATCCACTTCTGAATGAGTGTCCGTTTGTCGAGTAGTGCATCCTCAGTCAATCCATCACGAACCTTTATGATTTCCTCGCGAATGTTAGGATTTGCAAGTAACCTTGAACCTTCTGTTCTTGCTGTTGTATAAGCACACCCATAAGCTTTCTGATATGCCTTAGTAGCATTCCAACACTTCACGTA